CCGTGTACGAATGTTGAAACGCCCCGCGCTAAGTATTGAGTGCCATTTCCTGTTTTATGATCCACTCTAAGAAATTCCGCTATTGCACCTAGGTAACATTTATTCTTTTGAAAACGTATATTCAGACGTTTTGCCCCACGCTGTAATGTCTGTACTTGTGCTATAGTCTTCACCCCAGCTAATACATCATCTCCATTGTGGGTAGTGGCGATGCTTATACCCCCTAAAGCCTCTTTAGTGTATACAGCATTTAAGATTGTGTTCATGAATGTGGTAAGACGCCAACCAGACAGTAGTGTACCAGCCACTTTGTAGTCACCTGCTTCAGCTTTTATAGTACAATCCTCTAGTGATTTAATTAGCCAAGCCATTGCCTTAGTTTGATCATCAGAAAAGTCTTGTCTGTATATCGTCCAATATGCTTCTAGTACTGCCTGCATACTAGATACTGAATGTTGAGAGTTGAAATCTTCAAAATCAAAACAATAAGGTACACCATTCTTAAGTACTTCGGAAACTGTTTTGGTAACATTACTAGCTGTAGCTGTAGGTCCTATGGGGAATAAAGGTGAAATCACATGCTCACAACCTATCATTGCAAACCCAGATATAATAAAATTAGTGGCATCTACACCGTAGATAGCTCTCTGCTTTCCCCATTCATATTTGACAGACGGCCAAGCCACAGTACTAGGATGACGTGACAAGAAATGATCTACATCGTACTCTGGCATGGCATTTAGTGAAAATAGCTTATTGCGCATCTCACGAGACTCAGACTTGAACTTCATATCTTCCTCATACTGTGAGTGGTAAGCTCCAGTGGGTGCCCACTGATTTCTACTAGACCAGTAACTATCCCAATACGTCTTTCTAGGCCTACTACCCATACCTCGAACAGCTTTAAAGATATGTAATGCATGCGTATATACAGTATTGTGCTCTATATTGCAAAGGTTAGGGACTGTTCTGTTGACTTTCTCTGAATGCCAGTCTACAGTGCCTAAACCTCTATTGACAAGTACTTCCAGCTCAAACATCTGCGTAAAGTCAATAGGTAGTAGATTCTGAACTGCCTTTAGTCGCAATGAAAAACGTTTCTTGATCACATTAAAGAAGTCTGCTGTGTCATCGTACTTAGTCTGCCAAATACCAGATTTGCTCATTAGTTCTTTGTTTTCAACAGTTAAACTACTTGCCCATACTATACTTCCAACAAA